AACTACCAAAATATTGTCCTGTTTGGATTGGGACTATTACGAACATAGTAACATCCGGTGCTAGCTGATTCATCACATAAGTTGATAGCTCTGTAAAGTAGAAAGTGTCGCCGAATGACCAGTTTTCAAGTGCAAAAAATTGATTAATTGCTGTCAATACCCTTGCAATAACATTCGCTGAGCTTATCGCCGATGCTGGATTAATCATAACTTCAAATGTTGCTTGTAGGTTAGCATCAGCCGCTGTTCCAAATAGTAGTGTATAGTTTACCGGATGATAAATTATCTCGTCCGATATAGATTTGATTAGATTTAAATTAGGTGCTAGTAATGTATTTAATTCATTCTGACTTGGCGGTAACGGCTCCGATCCGTCTTGCGGAGAACCTTTAGAAACCCATTGTCTAAATGCAGTGTCATAACTATATGTTAATACATAGATGTCAATGATATTACTAGATCCAGGGTCGATCCTCGAATCATAGTTGGCACTATGGGTATATTGGAATCTTAAATTGTCTCTGCCGGCATATACTTTATAATCTAACGTAGGTTGGAGTTGTTGTGTAGTACTAGTAGGAACATATTGTACAACCACTTGTGTGTCAACAAAATAAAAATACTGTCCAGCTGTCCACTGGCTTACTGGATACGCGGCGCTTTGCGTTGGAAGAATAATCACCGGTCCAGTTAACGGATTATTAGTTACATATTTGTAATCTTCTTGTCCCAAAGATATTTCATATTTTTGTTGAACGATATATTTGTTTAATGTATTCGTTGATGGTGCTACAATATCTAAAAATTGTTGTGGATTATCAACAACACCGCTGTTGCTTGGATCTGCAAAAGTTATTATAACTTTTTTAGGGTCGATATATCCGTCTTGACCGATGGATTCGGAAACTACTTGCCAATGATAATCAGTGGTAAACGGAAATGCACTATCTGGTTGCGTATTGATGTTTAATATTTTAACAGTATCAGTAATAGTATTTGATTGTACAATATCATAAATTTTAACAGTGTCATCAAAGTAAAACGTTACTTCTGCATCGCTTTCAAATACATAACGTACTGCACGTTCAGTGATAGTATATGTTAGTGTGTCAGTTGTAAACAATAATAACCAACTAGAGTCTAGTTGAGTATTAGTATTATTGCCTTGATACTGTAGACTAAAAGTAGAAGTAGTGTCTAAGTTTTGTTCAAATATAATTTGCCAGCTAGTAGAACTTGCATCATAACGTAATCCAAAAGTCGAGTTACTTAGGATCAAATCAACCATTGACGTTTGAACGCTGGTAGACAACGATGTTGAAAACTGTGGCATTACGGCTGAAACTATCGAATCTGTCGGAATTTCTTTGCTTAGGATTATTGGACCAAATCCCGTGGACAACGTACCTGTACCAGAAGCTGTGCCGTCTCCTGTTACTGAAACTACTCTAGCCCACAAATAACTTGCACCGTTAGATGGTATTAAAGATTGCCCTCCGACTGTAGGTATTGCTGTAAGAGCATTAGCTTGTTTTGTATTAAAGTACTTGCCAGTCGGTGCTGTAAACTTAATCATAGCACCTGCCGTTACATAGCTTAAATCTGTTAAGGTGTACGTTCCAACCGCAAATGGTATCTTATTAGTTGCTCCACCGATATATCCGCTAGTACTGTTACTATCGCTAGTTACGGCATACCAGGACACGTTAAGACTGGCTGAAGTATACGTAACAAAAGTTGAATAAAAGAAATTTCTAAGATTAGGATCTTCAAGGATACGCAATATAACATTGTCAATAACACCCTGTACATACGCACCAGTTAGTTGGGTGCCGGATGCTAAGAACGTTGTACCTGTAGTATAAAACTGTTGATACAAAACACCGTCATCTGCAAAAAGATTTGTGCTAGAATACTTTCCTGTAGGGTCTGTTAGATCAAAATATCTACTAATACCGCTCGATGTTCTATTAATAGCTTTTACCTTGGCCACTTGCAGGTTAGCCGACAGTGGACTAATGTTATAGTCCTCGCCGGTAATCATACGATTTTGTGTATAATAAGTCTGTGGGGCATTTTGTTTTATACTATCATTTGTTTCTGATGCAGTTGCATTAATAACTGAACTGGCCAAACTTAATCCCACAGTCAGTGTTTCGCTTGTGCCTAGTGCAGATATGTAGGGGATCGCAATAGACACATTAACAATATCCGATGGATTAATTGTATACGTTAATCCGTTGCTAACTCTATAATATACTCTAAAATCACCGTTAGGTAATTTACCAAATGTACCGTCTGCAAAGTTTAAACTGACCGCATCACCGACCCTAGTAGCTACTGCATAGATAGTACTAGTCGTTTGATTTAATGAATTATAGATTACATTATTACCTGTTAGTGCAGAAACTTTTAACCATAGAGTATTTTCTAACCCGGTACTTTGATTTACATCATACAACCAAACATCTGAATCATTAATATTCTGAGTGTCGATATCAATCGATTGATTAGTACTAGGATTTGAAACTGTAAAGGTTCCGGTGTTTAGTGTTCCTTGGACAAAGTTAAAGAAAAATCCTGTTCCGGGACTTCCGGCGCCATACCCGTCGTCTTTGTAGATGCAAGATATTTGATTAGCAATTTTCGGAGCCTCTTCGTATATGAATGTTTGCCCGGTAAATGTAGTGCTGGTTATTTCAAAATCCATTGCTCGACCTGCAATAGTCTTAGAGAATGAGTAAACCGGAACATCTTTGTTATTAGCATTAAATCTGTATTGAGCTGTTGGAACTCCATAAATGTTTGCACCGTCGGATGGGTTGCCAAACTGTTGTTGTTGGGGGAATGCCGCATCTAGGATTTTAATAAATTGATCATACCAATTAGGATTGCTACTATCGTTCCATGATACGTATTGGCCAGCAAGGTCACGGCCGTTGCTGTCAAGTACGTTCTCGGTTGTTTGTACTGTGGTAAATTTTAATAATCCCTGTGCCGCTACAGTTCTTCTAGCATTATAGCTAACTAATCTAGCTAATCTTAAAATGCTGTCACGACGCTCTGCAATCTCTAAAAAGTTCTCACGTGCATTTAAGTCAACACGGAAAGCTACACTTTGTCCTATAAACGCAATAAGATCGATAAGGGCTAGATACTCGCTTGACTCAATATAATCGTTAAAATCTTCCGGAAAATTTGTACGGATATAGTCAATCATTGTACGACGTAGATTGTCAAAATCATAGCTTTGGAAGTCTGCGTTCCTAAAACTCTGATATATCTTTTGCCAATCTTCCGCTAGTAGCAGATTATTTTGTCTTGTGGTTGAACTCATGATTGATCCTAATAACAGTATTTATTTGATAAAATTATGTGCGTATTTTATACGGTCTGCGCTGTTAAACCGTTGGTTTGATCGAACTGTATTTGTAATTGTTCTTGCAGATTATATTGCACATAAGTTAGAACAGCTTCTATTTGTAGTCCGGTATCGTAAGTAGTTACAATTACATTACTAGCTTGTATACGAGGATCAGAATTAAGTATCTGATTAACATTCTGCAATACTAATTCTCTAATATCGTCTGTAAGCGGTTCGAACAACAAGTCCCATATAACACAACCATATGTGGGATTCATTAATCTTTCGCCTTGACGCACATGAAAACTGTTTAATAAATCCTGTTTGATTAATTCAAAATCATACAGTGCAAAGTTTTGTGTACCAGTACTTACTGTGCTAAATCCCCTATATTTTCGTGGACTTGATGCTGAGGTGACTATCGCTTTTGATGTTATTACTGTTTTAGTATATAGGCTGTTGGACATGATTATCCTCCTTTAGGACCACTTGAAGTACCTTTATATTTTGTAAAAGTATCTGTAGCGGTTGTATAAACTGTGTAGTATTTTGGTACTAATTGGTTGTTTGAATTTGCTGTAAATTTGATAGCTTCTGAATTTTCTCTGTCGGTTGAACCGGTCGTTAAAAACAGTGGATCCAGATTTTCATGCTGTGGCCAGGGCTCGTAATTAGGAATGCGTTTCATTATACTAGAAATCTTTCCGCCAGTTGCATTATAAACATTATCAAATACAGATAGTGCAGTTGCTTTCGAGGCAGCAGGCGCTATAGCAGAAACCGGAGCGACTCCACCATATCCAGGTAATGAGAAATAGCCTGCGGCATTTTGTGTAAATTTTGCTCCGGCTTTAAGATTAGTATCGGCGCCAGAAGTAAAATTGATATTGGCAGAACTATTGATGTTTGTTGCAAGGTTAGATGTAAAGTTATTAAGTCCGGTTGTATTAACCTGCAGATTGCCGGTTGTTGTAATAAATCCATCTTTGGCTACAATTAAATTAAACTTATCTTTAGTTTCAACTTGTATACGACCAGTGGCTTTCATATTAATATTTCGCTTGGCTTCGATATTAACATCTCTGTCGGCATAAAAATTCATATCTGCTTTAGTATGTACGCTGATGCTGTCTGCGGCAAAAATATCAATCTTACCACTGCTGGTCATTTCTATCCAGCTAGTGCCTGCGGCGTTGGCAATATAGATTAAATCTTCACTGTTGTGCAAAAGTATTTGATGGCCTGTACGAGTACGAATCCTGAATAATTCATTGTGCGGGACTGTTACATCTCCGGTAGGTGCCTGCTTATCAGGTAGTGCTTCTAAGGATTCATATTCGGGCGGACCAGCATTGGCTTTGGTCATTCTGATAAATTTGTCGTCACCGTCATCCATGACAAATGTAGTGCCGCCAAGCCGACTGAGCGGAGCCTTGTTGACTCTATTTTCTTTATTTCCTTTGGGCCCTCTTCTTCCTGCTGGCGTTTTATCCGACGGGCCCGGTGTGCTAATTCCAAACACCGAGCTAGGAAATTCCCGCCTTGCGCTACTAGTTGTTATTCCTCGGATGTCGTCTAAACTTAATCCTTGATTTTGTAATATAGTATAAAGGGGATGCTGTGGTTTTTTCTTAAGTTCGGGATCTCCTGCTTTTTTATTAGCTTCGATGAGTTTATTATATTCACCTGTCGGGGCTCGACCAAGGTGTGCTTCAGGCACATTCTTATCACCGGTAGTAGTTTCTACTGTACTTTGTGTAGCGGCGGCTCCGGG